GCTCTCGTGGAGACATTTGGAATTGAGACGCTCCATCCTGGCCGACAGAGAAACGTCCCCCAGTACCCGTAGTCACCGTGTATGGCCGGAACTCCATCCTGCTGGAGAGCCGGTCAGCAAGACCTCCCGGCCCTGCAAACTCACTGTATGCCTGTTCTCCAATTTCTTCAAGCCGGTCATAGCCTTCCTTTGCAAGAAGACCGCCAGCTCCAGCGCCCAAGATTGCTCCAATGCTCATAGTATTCTACCCGTCAGTGCAAGCACGTTAATCTCCTGTATCGACAACTCTGTGCCGTTAATGTCTACTTCAATTCTTATTGACAGCGTAGCCCCGCTGCCATTCGCGTTCACGGACTTCCTGATGACAATGGTGCCCCCGCTGAACTGGTCTATGTTATACTGGGCCACGTTAAACTCTGCTGATGCGTCAGAATCCACGACGATAGTCTTTGACCCCCGCCTGGAACCAAAGTCATATTTCCACTTGAGGGATACGTCCTGCCCCGACCCGCCGATGATGGTCGGGCGAATCTTCTTCAGGAGCTTTAGTGTAGCCGCGTCTCCGAAGGATAATTCCGGGCTGGAATAAACCATCCTATAGGCGGTTCCATTATCATCGTAACCGGAATAAGTCCCAATGCCGTCTGACGACCCAATCCTCAAATCACCATCAAAGGTGGATTCATAGCACGTCCATGAGGTGTTGGGCCATCTTGTTACCCTGAAAGACCCGTCCTCTAGCTGCTGCCTTACATCGAAGCAGTAAGTCGTTGTTCCGCCAACAAAGGTAATCAGGTAAAAGTTTTCCTCAGGGTGGTAGACAGAGCGGAAGTAGGCGGACTCAGAATTAATCAGGGTTATAATGTCCTCGGTAATTGTGTTGGACATCCTCGCGATAGGCAGAGAGTTCTCCTGAATGGTTCTACCAAGACCTCTCAATCCATCCTTGGCGAGAAACAGCAGGTCTTTGCCGGTGCTCTGTACAGTGTCCCTGTTCACACACCCGATACCGTTGATCGTGTCGGATATCGCCATGTTCGCCGGATCGTCAGCGCCAGAATAGACGATGATGGACTCTCTGCCAAACACCACCAAGAAGTCATTGTGCGCCGCAAGAGCCACAATCTCATCATAGCCGTTAGGCCACGCCTCTTCTACGTCGATAGAACCTGAGCTACCACTACTCCAGTTGTGCCCCTGCTGAAGGTCTGACCAGTAGATTGTATTTGGGTTTCCGTTTACGTCTGCAGTGAACAGCCTTCCCCACGCTGCAAGCACCTCATTGCCGTACATCGTAGATGCTACCCCGTGGGCACCGTGGACAGAGGACATTTTAGTTACAGCCCCGAGGGAGTTGGAGTACACCAGAGGCTCTTGTCCGGCCTGAAAGAAGTACATGTGGTCATTAAAGTTGACCAGTTTCCAGTTGTCGTTCGATACCGTGTACGAGCCTGGGGTGGCGTCAGTCAGTGTTGTGGTTCCAGAGAGGATCTTGTTATTTCCTACACTGAAGACCAGCGTATTCCCATCAGAGTCACGGAACTCCTTGATCGCCCTCAGAGAGTCCGAGCCTAGCTCCGTCTTGGTTTCTGTGACAACCGAGTATCCCTTTCTTGACGCGAGCCTACCCCTGCGGTCAATCACCGCATTATCGGCAACCTCAGCGAAAGATGGGTCTTGCGCCAAGGGAGAGTCCTCGGTGTTCACCCCCTTGAATGCCGGGGCGATGAGGTTGATACTCTTAAGCGGTTGCGCCATTATGGAGTGTACCAGATAAATTCTTCAGGGTGTCGTGATACGTCAATCGCAATCGCGTCCGACAGGAAGTTGTTGGCAATTTCAAAGTATTCCTGCGTAGACGTACCTCCAGTCTCGCCACGCTCCCTCGCTGCAAAGGCAAGGGCAAGGTGGATAACAGGGTTCTCTGGGATTGCCAGAGTGTCTGAGTCTGAACTCAATACGTTGTCTCGAATAACTGAATCCACGTACAGCGTGTAAACATCATCGGGAATAGGGTACAGTTGGATCTGTACATCACCATTACCATCTAATCCATCGACAAAGGTGTACTTGTTCGGTGACTGAGATAAAGCAGTATTTAGCAGGTTCTGCTTGTCAAACCACTCGTTTGTCTGGTACAAGACCTCCCAATCAGAGGTGTCGTTCCAGATATTCAGAATCTCACCGCTATGCCCGTATCCAGTCAAGGAGTAGGTGTCGTCATCCGCCACGGTATTGATGGTGATTCGGCTTCTCAGTTCTGTCCACTCGTGCGCCGCAGCAACGAGCACCCTGGCGTCATTCACAAAGTCGCCAATCATGGTGCTGTAGTCTGTCTCTGATACAGTAGACACCGTGCTCTCTCGAAGCCTTCTCAGCACTGCGTTGACTAGGTTTAAGTAGGTCATCAGATCATACCTTGAAATAAGCTTTTCTGGATGATTCTGTCAAGTTGAATCATCGGGTCTGTTGGGTCATAAACCACGCTTCTCGGTGCTTGCAGGTCGTATCCCAAGCCTCCCATGTACGGATTCGAGGCAAATAGTCCTCCACCGCCTCCACCGCCGCCACCGCCGCCTCCGCCTCCGGTGCTGAGTGGGGGGTCTTCGCTTCCAGTGGTTTCAACGTCGACACCGCCACCACCGCCATCGCTGAATGGTCCGCCGCCGCCGCCGCCACCGCCACCGCCATTATCGCCATCGCCATCGCCGCCACCGCTGAATGTTCCGCCACCGCCATCGCCGCCTCCATTGTTAGTATCAATAGTGATAACAGGGCCATCGCCCTCAGTAAGCGGTGTTTCGTCTGATGTATCTGAGCCAGATGAAGTGTCGGTAAATCTCGGCTCGTCATCCTTATCTTCTTCCTCGTCGAGTGCTTCGCCACCCAGTGGCAGTTTGATTTGATCCGACTTGTCAGTTGTCGATTCGCCAGTGCCCTCCGAGCCAGTTGTTGATCCCTCGGCACCTTCCGATCCGGTTGCTGGTTCGCCAGCGCCTGAATTATCACTAGGACTGCCTCCTCCCCCTGAACCGAAGTCTACAGAATCGTTCACGAGGTCGTAGATACTCTGCAGCACCTCTGGCGTGATCCAGCTACCAGACAGAAGCGGGCCAACTTCACTATCAAGGATAGATCCAATGATCCGTCCAGTAGTGTCGAGTATGTTTCCGCTAAGGTCAATGCCGCCAACAGTATTGCCTTTACCTGTCAGCACGTCTACGACTTCTTGGGCTGTCTTAACAACCTTTTCCGGTACAGAACTGATCTTCTTCCACACGCTCTCGACGGCGTTTCTGATCGTGGTACCGGCAGTGATGTTTCCGTCCTTATCCCTGAGCTGAATCTCGAAGATACCTAATGGCCCCGGCAATCCGAGGTTGCCGATGAGGTCGATAGATCCGTCGCCGTTCACTCGTGTACCGAGACCGCCGCCCCGAAGCATCTGCTCCTCAAGCAAGCGGAATTGTCCTTCAAGAAACTCGTCCATGTCTCCAGTGCTATCAAGGATGTCATCGAGTGCGCCTCGAGCCTCACCTTGGAAGCTGTTGAGCAGGGATTCCTCATCCAGACCCGAGAGGTCGCCTTCAGTCAAATCCTGATCGACAATGTTCGGGTCTTCGATCTGTGAGTCAATAGTGTCTACGTAGTTCTGCGCAGGCTGATCTGCCAACACTCCGCCACGGCCAAACTCCGGTGCCAGAGACGGATCATTGGCTACCAGATAGTCTTTCTGTTCGTCTGACAGGTGAGCGAATCGTTGTCCAGCATTCGTCCTATCACCGTTCTTTAGCCACCAGTCAAGAGCGCCCTTGTTCTCCACGGTGGGTTCGTCTGTATAGTTTTCTGTCGGTGGCCCGTCAGGTAATGGCCCGTCGTCGAGCGCAGGCTGCGGTGTCGGGTTCGGAGGCGTTGGCCCCGTATTAGGCGGCTCGTCCTCAAACCCTGGCTGATCCCTGTAGCCTCCCTGAACAGAAATAAAGTGATCGACGTTTGGCCGAATAAACGAGGGGACATCCTCAATGTCCAGCGACCCCGAAATAACGCCTTTCCCCCAGCTCTTTATCGCATCCCTAAGACTCTCGGTAAGAATTGACCCCGCGCTATTCAAAAAGTCGGGGTATAGGGCTTCTGCAGAACCGCCTTGGCCGACAAATATCCCGCCGGTTCCTGGCGCACTGTTATCTGTCAGGAGGCCGTTCTGCCACGGGCCGCTGGGACGCACATTGTAGCTTTTTACAGCCGCCCACGCATCCTCCGGCGTCATCGGGGGCAGTGTTGGGTCGCCAACCCAACTCACCAGTTACCTCCAGCAGCAATAGCGCCGCCTAGACGAACGCCCAGCCAGTATATTCTTGCCTTCCACGCAGGAACGCCTCGTTCGATCAATGCCAATCTGAAATACTCGTCACAAATCTTTCTGGTCTCAAACCTTCTGGAGTACATGTGGTCATGGAATACCGCTGGTTTTCTCGATCTACCAGTCCTGCTGAACAGGTTTCTGAGGCCAACAGGGATTGAGGCTAGGTCGGTCTCAAATCCTCTAGGCACGAGATATACGCCTCCGGGGAGGTCGTCGTGATGCCACATGACATCCTCAGTTACCAGGAAGTATCCCGGCTTCTCGTCAATCGTTCTCAGATTCAGCGGGCTGAACAATCTTTCTCTCCCTGAAGTAGCAGAACTCAAATCCCATGCCGGTTACGCAACGAGTGTCAGTTCCCGGCGTTGTAGTTGCATTGAGTAGAGCTGCGCCTGATTCAGCAGACATGGCTGCACAACCGGTAAGCAATGCCAAACAAATTAAAACAATAAACCTCTTCATTTGTCCAACCCAAATAAGTGAATGAACCATGCGGTGAGAGCGCCGGTGCCGGTAACGAATAAGCCGGTCATGACGGTCTTGAGTATCCGCACAATATGCTTGTTGAGCTGAGTATCCAACTCCTCCATGAAGCCGTCCTTTGTCAGCATTGTTTCCTTTATCTCT